AATACTTCTTTGGTCGGTGCTACTAGTACACTTCCTGGTGGCGGTATTCTTGCAGACGCGATAGCTAATGCTCCTACAGTAGAGCAGGCACAAGAAGCTAAAGGCATTCTTGAGACAGTCTGGCAATACTTTCCTAACTGGAAAGCTATGTGTGGTGTAGCAGTCATTGCTATCGGCCTGTATATCATGTATAATAAGAACAACGAGAAGAAGGAGGGCAAGTAATGGGTTTCCTCCTCTCAGGTCCAGGTCTCTCTCTTATCGCTATTGTGATAGGTCTCTTCGCCTTTCAGGGTTGGAAGATCCACTATGGTCATAAGAAGATAGATGAGGGCAAGAAGATAGTAGTTGAACAGTCGATTGAAGAAAACAAGAAGAAGGTTTCTAATGCTAAGAAAAGGACTGATGCTATTAAGCCTGGGACTGCTGCTAGCGAGCTGCTCAAACAGTATCCCCGTATTAATCAGTAAGGACGAGCTCAAACAATCTTGGAGTTTGACTTGTGTACATAAAACTGATAAACTAACAGAGAAGACAGCAGCCTCTATTCTAAATAACAACATTAACAGAGAAGAGTGGGTAGGAAAAGAGGAATGTCCGAAGAAACAGCCTCCCGAAGAGAAATCGACTACGACCTCCAAAGGAGCCTTGGGCGCCTCGAAGGCAAAGTCGACTCGCTAATAATGCAACTCACTGAACACATCAAGAGAGATGAAGCGGCCTGGGCTAAGGTTAATTACCTAGAGAAGAAACAAATGTGGGCAGCAGGTGTGGTCGCTACTATCGTTTTTTTCGTTACTGCTTGGGTTAGCACAGGTCTTAAAAAGATAGGCTTTATCTAAATGAAATTTACTCTACTAGATATGGTACAAGAGATAGCGTCAGCTATGGATAGCGAGGAGGTTAACTCGATAGATGATACTGTCGAGTCAATGCAAATTGCTACTATTATTCGTAGTGTCTTCTACGATCTCGCCATTGAACTCCAGCTTCCTGAACACGAAGGTCTCTTCGAACTTAACGCTAGTCTAGATATTACTAAGCCTACACTTATGACTATCCCTGATACAGTCAGTCTAGTCAGGAGTGTTAAGTATAATAATCAAGATGCAGATGATACATACTCTAGATATGAGGATGTAACCTTCATTAACTTTGAAGATTTCATGGAAATGCAACGAGGTCTCCAAGGACAGACTTCAGATGTTGGAGAGATGGACTATATACAGAACTCCGAAACATTTGAGATAATGTATCAGTCTAACAAGATGCCTCAATGGTTTACTACGATGGATGATCATACATTCATCTTCGATAGTTATGACAGTGCATTAGACTCTACTCTACAGAAAAGTAAGACTATGTGTATGGGAGTAATACTACCGACCTTCGATATGGTAGATACATTCACTCCAGATCTGGATCCTACGCAGTTCTCTCTTCTAAAGAACAAGTCTAAGGTTAGGGCTTTTCTCGAACTAAAGCAGATGCAGCATCCAGAAGCTGTAAAGGAAGTACGTAAGCAACAGATACAGACTCAGAGTAATAAGTGGAATGCCCCTAAAGAACATCCTCTCAATCAGATTGATAGACACTTTGGGCGTAAGGGTATGACGAGTACAAGTATAAATCGTAGACAGAAACAAGGATGGTAATTATGAATAAGAAGATTAGTAGGATCGACAATCCAATGACTGATGGTTTCACGGGTGAGTTTAAAGAGATGTCAGATGATCAGATGGCTATTCGGCATGTTGAAACCAATGATGGTAAGAAGTACCATGTTGTTCAAGAGAACCCCTGGCAATTGTGGAAGGTAGTTGACAAGAATGGCAAAGAGATGCTTGGTGGTGAGAAGTTTACCTCCGAACGCAGAGCAGAACAGGCTCTTGAGAAATATCTAAATGCCTAGACAAGCTGCCAATAAAGTTGAGAAGAAATTTATCCGTGGTCTAATTACGGACGTAACTGCTTTGAACTTTCCAGAAGATGCTTCAACAGATACGGATAACTGTGTCTTCGACTTTACTGGTAGAGTTACTCGTAGGCTTGGTATTGATCTAGAAGAGGATTACGCGATCTCTGATGGCGGTCCTATATTTGACGACACCTTCTGCTTTACCGAGTATCTTTGGGAAGCAGCGGCTGGTTCTGAGAAAACATTTGCAGTGTATCAATTTGGAGGTGCCATCGGATTTTTTGATGTTTCTAATAGCACTGTACTAGATACGTTACATACGACTATTGATCTAGATGATTATCTACCAGCTGGATCTGGATTAGATGAGACTACTTTTAATTGTCAATACGCATCTGGACGTGGTAATCTGATCATTGTTAATCCTGCTATTAATCCCATCTATGTCCAATATGACCCATTGACCGATGAGATAGACGTAACATCTTTTGAAATTCAAACAAGAGATTTTAAGGGATTGGATGATGGTTTAACTCTTACTAATAGGCCTACTGAAACTGCTACTTCTCTTGGAACAAACAATCCAGAACATTATTACAATCTTCTAAATCAAGGTTGGACAACTACAGACTCTCTTGCTCAGTGGGATGCAGCACGCGCTGACATGCCATCTAACGCAGATTATGTAGCTCTCTATCGTGCTTCAGTAACAGACTCTTTTGATAATGCCAGAGTTCTTTCTTTAAGTCCTCTTTCTAGACCTGCTCCTAAAGGGCATTTCATTCTTACTGTTACTAATCCTAATCACGATGATGCAATGGCTGCTGATGGTTTCACTGCAGCTAGTATCTCTGGAGAGAATGTACGTATTGGACAGGGTATAGGCTCAATTCTTTCTTCAGGTATGTCAACTTTAACTACAGTCAGTACAGTATTTGATGGACAAACCAACGTCGGTGATATCAAAGCAGGACCACTTCCTTTCTTCGGTGCCGCTTTCGATAATCCAACTTCATTCATTGGTAAGAATTATTCCAGTGCTCCGATTATCATAACTCGTGCTTTAATCTATGGTACTAATAATTCTGGGTATATCACTGGCGCCAATCCATCTATTACATTTACTTTAAGAGCTAGTCAAACTGCACCTACTACTGCAACAGATGGGACATCGTTAGGCACACTTACTTTTCTAGATACTGCTGACGAACATATCGGTAGAGAAATAACTAGTAGTGATTTAACCACTTCTTGGAATTATGTATGGGTACATCAAGATTTGGGAAGTTCATCGGTGGTTATTGTTGAACTAGAATTGTTTACTCTAGGTTCAAGTCTTAATATCATAAGTACTAATAGACGTCCTTCATGTGTTGCATTCTATGCAGCTAGAGCTTTCTACGCAGGACTAGAAGCCTTTGCTCTAAACAACACGATCTTCTTTACTCAAATCCTAGAGAAAGAAGAGCAGTATGGTAAATGCTATTCAGTTAATGATCCAACAGGTGAGTACTTCTTTGACCTCTTATCTTCTGATGGGGGTACTATTGAGATACCAGAGATGGGCAGGGTAACAAGATTAGTCAACTGTAAGAATGCTCTTATTGTTATTGCTACCAATGGTGTTTGGGCTATCTCAGGTTCAGCTGGTAATTACTTTAGAGCTAATGATTATCAGGTGAAGCGTATCTCTACTATCGGATCTACAAGTCCTCTAAGCGTCGTAGATGCTCAAGGTCTTCCAGTATGGTGGGGTCAAGAAGGAATATACTCTCTTAAATTTGATCCATCATATGATGCATTTAGCTTAGAGTTTCTTTCTGTCGGTATCATAGATATATTCTTAAGTGAACTTCCAACTGAGAATAAGAAATACGTTAAAGGCGTATACTCTCCTGAAGACTACATGATCTTCTGGCTCTTCAATGATGGTGTACTTGGAGATAATAAATATACTTACAACAGAGTTCTTTGCTACGATATTAGAACTAAAGCCTATTATCCCTGGACTCTTACATCAGGTGTTGGTTCATTAATCATTCGTGGTAATCTCTTCGTACAGGCAGCAGATAGAACTGGTACGCCTGCTGTCAAGTATACAGTAACATATGACAATACAATAGTCACATCTGCTATTACCTTTGCAACAATCTCCGATCCGATTCATCGTGATTGGTTTACTTATGATGATGAGATAGAGGATATTGATGGTGCACAAGAATACGACAGTTACTTCATTACTGGATATTATATACCAGGTGATGCTGTTAGATTCTCTCAAGTCAACTATATTTTAACTCTTCTAGAACAAAATGATGCTGATGAAAGCTGCTATGTTCAAGGTGCTTTTGAATATGCTATTACTGGGGACTCCGGTAAATGGGGATCTCGTCAAGAGATTTACACAGGCTTTATGGAAGATAGATCTTTAACTTGGCGTAGACTTAAGCTAAGAGGTAAAGGTAGATCTATCCAACTTCGTTACTCTTCTAATGGCACTAAGCCTTTCACTATTATTGGTTGGTCTCTCTTCATGTCAACAAATCAAGGTCTGTAAATGTTTCCTTTCCAACTAGGTATGACTGCTGTCGGCATAGGTGCTAGTATTTACGGAGCTAGACAGAAGTCTAAAGCTTCTAAAGAACTTGCAGCTAGTTCAGCAAGAGAGGAAGCAGCTAGACGTGAGGCTGCTAAACTCCAATTCGAGAGACAACAGAGAGAATACATTCGTCAGGGATACTTGACAGAAGCTGAGTCAACCAGTCGTATGTTCGCTGGTGCTGGTCTCTCTGCAGGTAACTCTGCTGTGGGAGGTACCAGAGGACAAGAGGCTAACCAGACTGCAGGTAACCTAAACTACAATATGTATCAATACCAACTTGGTGAAAAGATCTTCAATGAGAAAGCTAATCAGGCTCGTATCAAGCAGAAGCAAGCCGAGGGTGGTGGCATCGAAGCAATCGGTAAGATGTTCATGAGTTCAGCCGGTCCTGCTGCTCAAATAGCTGGTAGTATCTTCGGCAGTGATGGTAATACATTCCAACCTGGTGGTGGATCAATTGGAGTATCTAGTTTAGATGAGTATTCACCATTCAGCGGTGGAGCGGAGTAATAATGGCAGAGCCTTTCGAACCTATTGATCAAAGTATCGGCTTCAGTTTCGAAGATCCTGATAAGAGGATCAATCCCGATACTGGTGCTTTTGAAGGTACTATACCCATGGATTTCGGCATGGGTACTGTTGCCACTCAACCCCCGATACCTGGTGAAACAGCACAGCAGCGTGCAACTAAGTGGACTATGGGAATCAACAGAGATTCCAAGTACCAAGAATTCCTTCTGTCTCAAATTGAAACAGGCAATGAACTAAAAGAAGAGCGTTTGGCTGAACAGTCGAATGCTATGAATGTTCGTAATGCCAAGGATGCTGCTGTTCAAAAGATTCTTGAGTCTGCTAAAGGTAAGGGGCTTACTCGTAGAGATCTAGGAGCTATTCAAAGTATACAAGACTCTCCTGACATCGGTACTGAAGATTACTTCGCTGCACAGTTCGCAGAGAAGATGACCAATTCCACTACTGAAGCTCTTTTAAAGCAGAAGAAGCCTGACGAAACAGACTTCCAGGCTATGGATGTTCTTCAAAAGGTTATACACCTTAAAGAAGGTGTTCAACGTTTTAAAGAAGGTTTAGAGGCTCAATATAAGACTCATGGCTGGACAGATTCTCCTCCTCCAGGCCAAGCCTTTAACGTTAGGATAGATGCTAATCTTGAGAGGTTTACTCCTCTTCTCTATGATGCTCGTATGCGTGCTTCATTCTTTGCCACTACTGGTAATGATCTAGCTACACAGTATTCTAAGTACACGACCATGGAGAATCCTAGCGATGCACTTAAAGAGATTAAGGATATTGCTACGAGAATGTATGCGAAGAATCCAGCAGCCGCCATACAGTTTCTCAATGGATTTGCTTCGTATACTACGTCAGACGCGAATCTCGCAAATATATTCTCTGTTATTGACTTCGCTACCATCCCGGGATTAGCTACTGGTGCTAGATTAGGATTTAACGCCTATTCAAGAACAGCTAAAGCACTTGGCAATAGAACCTTTAATCCTATTAAGGTACTGGAAGAGTCTGGTGAAGTAGATAAGGCTGCTAGGCTTATTGCTAAGGAGCAGATCAGATCCCTAGGCACTGCAGAAGAGATCGCCAAAGCCCGTAGCGTGGTCCCAGGGACGCTCCAGGAAGCTAGCTACCAAGACCTCAAGAACCACTCCACGACCCTCCAGCAGGGCACGCAGGCTCTGGAACAGGGCACCTACAAGCTGTCTAGGGAAAGAGCCTCTAGGATCACAGAAGATATTAGATCTCGTACTTCCTTATTGGATGATAGTGTCACCGGAGGTACACCTAAAGTACAGCGATTAGAGCAAGAAGGTCAAGCCTTAACTGCTGCTGGTGAAGCTACTGATAGGATAGTCTATAAATCACATCCATCTATTGTTGGTAGAGTAACCGATATTGCTACTACTAATCTAGATGATCATCTTACTTCTAATTACTTCCGTACATATAGGATAGGTGATAAATCTACTCCAGGTCAACTGTCTGTTGTCGCTGGCAAGGCTGAGGGTGGAACTGCTTTAGAAGGTCGTGCTCTACAGGCCGCTAATCAGACTGTTGATCTTAGTCAGTATCCATTTACAAAGCGCCAGTCCGATAGATTCCAGAAGCTTGTAGGTGAGGCTAACCTTGCTGCAGCCCAGGGTAATAAAGTAGCAGCTAAGCAAGCAGAGGAATTAGCTACCGCTTACTTCGAGAAGGTCACTGGTCTTAAGATGAGTGACGTGCAGGGACGGGCCTTCATGGAAGGTAAGAATCCTACTGTCTCTCGTCTATCTTTATCTGCTTCTAATGACAACAGATTACTTCAAGGTAAGACTGCTAAAGACTTAGGTAAAGTAATTCCTGCTCGAGATACCTTCGAGCGTAATGTCGCTCTTATGAAAGAACTAAGAGGTGTTATTACTTCCACCTTTGCTGATGATACTATTAAGCCTTTCGTTACTGAAGCTAATGCTATCTACTCAGCAGAGCGCGAGTTTGGCTTCCATCCTAATAGCTATCGGACTAAGGAGTTTGGTGGTGGATGGGTAGTTGAATACAAGCATCCTATTGATGAGACTTCTATCAGTGCTCGTGAAGCTCTGCGTATTGAAACTAAGCACGAGAATCCTCCAGGTCTACGTAGCTTCATAGCTGCTGCTCTTCCTGTCTCGAAGGACTCTAAGCTCTCCGCTAACATGATGGAAGCAGCTAAACTAGCAGGCTACAGTGTTAAGAACCAGTTTGAACTAGTTAAGAAGTTCATGGATCCTATTAGTGAACTTAAGCGACAGGTAGGTAAGAAGGATTGGGATACATTCAAAGGCTTTCTTAACGAACAGAAGAACTATAAGAAGGGCGATGAGTATGGTAGGTTCTCCAGATCATTTGGAGAGTTCGAACAAGACTTTTTCAAATACAGTGGTAGGATACCTACTGAAGCAGAGCACAGTGCCTATTGGGCATATGTACAGCTTAACGATATAGACTGGGTCATTAATAACTTAGGTATTTACAGAGATAAGACTCGTCAAGGTATCATGATGTATGGCTTACCGACCAATGCAGAACTTGGTAAATCCGTAGCTATGAATATCGAAGGCAAGGTTATAGAGAAGCTTCCTGATTCTAAAGTACCCTATGGATTTCTTATCTGGGATCGTGATCCTGCTGCAGCGCAAGCAGGGTTCTTCCGGTCCGATAGACGCGGTCCTCCCGGGGAAGGTAAGTGGATGCAGCAGGTCCGTCAGCGCGTAGCTGATGGTGAACTTAAAGTCATCCATGTAGGACCAGAGACCAGTCAGGTTTTAAAGGACCAATACGGCCTCAAATTGCCTCGTGGGCGGGTAGATTATGTTCTGGTGGATGAGATCCACTCTAGCCCATTGCCCTTCCAGCAGCTTCCCTACAGGCCTGGTGGGCATCGTACATACGATTATCCTTGGGTAGCTAGACAGGCTAATGTTAATGTTAGTGATGGTATTACACCTAGTATCTACTATCATGGTGATGTTAATCATACCTTTTTTAATACAGAAAAACAGGGTAAACACTACATTGAACACTTTAATGTAGCTCGTGGTCTTCTTGTTCAATCAGCCGAGACAGGCAACGTAGGTCCACTAAGAGATTACTTAGGTAAGAACTTAGGACATTCTCCTGAGAGATTCATGTCTTTCTTCGAGGAAGGTGGTGGAGTCCTTAAGCTCTCTGAAGAGCTTAGACTAACTCCTAGCGGTAAGTCTACTTTAGATGTACATAAACTTGAGGATATCTACAAGCGTATTCATCCTAACTGGCAGTTCGTACGTCTAGAGGACAACCCACATAACCTGTATAATGGTGGGGTAAATCTACGCTATGCTCAGGAAAGAGGAGATCCGCTAAATGCTTTTGAAATCCTTGGTTCCAAACATAATCCTGTCTACAATTTCCAACCTGCCAAGTACGTTGATCCTTTCACTACTGCTCATCGTGCCGCTGATCAACTTGCTGCTAGCCGCGTGCTTGATGATGTTAGAATAAAGGCAGCAGAAAGATTTGTAGCAGAATTCAGCGATGGTCTTGCCTGGGACATCACTCGTCTTAGAGGTGATCCTCTTCAGGCTCTACTCAATGCTCCTATCAAGGCTGACATTGGAGTAGCAGAGAAGCTTGCTATCTGGGATGCTAGACGTTCCACTAAGGAACTTATTTCTATTCGTACTGACTTCGAGAATGGTATAGATACTCTTCAACAGAGAGTCTTCGAGACACTAGGAAGTAATGCTAAAGCTACTAAGGATAGTTCTGCAGTAGCTGAATGGGCTTGGAATACTATCACTAGTCCTATTCAAGCAATGCGTAATGCAGCCTTCTCCTTTAAACAGGGAGTGTGGAATCCCGCAGCTCTCTACAACCAGGCGCAGGCTATTAATAACATAGCGGCTGTTCTTGGTCCCACTAATGCTCTTAAAGCAGCTACAGCCTCTACTCAAGGTTATCTAGTACGTACTTGGGTGGATAACCCAGCAATGCTGCAGAAGTTCGCAGAGAACCTTGAGAAGATTGGGATGTGGAAGGCTTCAGATTTTGTTGAAGCTAGTCTTGCTTTTAAGAATATAGGATATAATAGAGCTGGTAAGGAAGTAGCAGACTGGAACCAGTATCTAAAAAGTGATATTACACAAGGTAAACTGGGGCAGGCTTGGGATTGGCACACCGTGATGTTTAGACGGGGTGAAGAAGTCGGTAGGTATACTTCTTGGTATGGCGCCTATGCTGAGTGGCGTACTGCCAATCCTATCGCTCGTTTTGATAGCGCGGCTATCACACAGGTACTCAATAGGGCCGATTTCCTTAATCTGAATATGTCCGGTGTAAGCAACTCCATACTTCAGAAGGGTGCTCAAGGTCTTCTGACTCAGTTCTTCCATACTCACCTTCGCCAAGCTGAACAACTTTGGGGTGGTAAACTCACATGGCAAGAGGCTAGTAGATTGCTCACTTGGAATAGCATAGTATATGGTCTCCCTGTAGGTATCGGCGGTCCACTTACCTTCGGTCTCTGGCCTGTCAAGAGTGAAGTCAACAGGCAACTCACAGATGCCAGGACATCTGGTATTATCCCTGGGTGGATCAATCCTAATGATCATGAGGGTGTCAACTTTGTGATGAATGGACTTGCTTCTGTTGCTGTTGAAAAAGCACTAGGTATGAAGTTCGATGTAGGTGGCTCAGGTCTAGGTGGTGTCACGCTACTCAGAGATCTCACTAGAGGAGAGAAGGGTAACCTGGATATCTTCACTGGTGTCGGTGGCCGTAACATGAAGGGTATCATTCAGTCAATGTATCCTTTCTATAGTTATGTAGCCAGTCTTGGTAATGCCCCCTTAACTCAAGCAGATCTTCAAGATATGCTAGAGAACGTCTCCTCTCTAAATGCTGCTCAGAAAGTGTGGTATGCATACTCTCTTGGTATCTATCAAGGTAAGGGTGAGAATAGGCTTGAGAACATCAACACTATGCAAGCTCTCTTCAGTGCCCTTACGGGAACTCAGCCTCAAGAGATAGTTGATATGATGGACAACAATGCCATCTTGAAAGCTATGAAGGATGGTCAAGTTCGATCCAGAGAATTGTTTAATAAAAGCATCATCAGGTACTTTAAAGAGGTATCAGAAGGTAATGATGAGCAGGCTAAGATACACTGGGATAGAGCTAATAGAGAATTCATTGTAGGCAACTTCAGAGCTGACGAAAAGCTGAAGATGATGCAACAGGCTATGCAAGACAATCAGCCCCTTGTCGTACGGGCACAGAAACGCTTCTTAGATAAGCATCAGAATAATCCAGCAGCTTTAGAAGAGTATCTTAAATATCTCAAGAGACGAGGACTGTAATGGCTACTAACAACACCTTTAATATCGATCAGCCTGGTAAGGATTCTGACTACACTGACAAGTCTAAGGGAATGATTCCTGACTTGTCAACAGCCAATATCTTTGAGAGTGTTGCAACTATTGGTGAATCAGCCATTAAAGGTATCAACGAACTCTTCAAGGTTAAGATCAGAGACGAAGCTACTGCTGGTGTAGATGCTATCCGTGATCGTGAGATCAATATGGGTGCTCAGCAGAAAGGTTATGGTACTCAGGTTCCTCAAGAGATCAATACTGCAGCCAATCGTCTACAGACCATGAAGAGTGCAAAGGAATCAGGTCAGATTGGAGATAGTCACTACTTTCTTCTTTTAGATAGTGAAGCTAGACGCCTGCGTTCTAGGTATCCCGGACATCGTGAGTACGTAGATAATGTGATGCAAGATCTAACGGGGACGACTCCCGCCAATCATGCCATCTCCATGATGAAAGCAGAGCTAAACAAGACAGATAAGAACAACGATCTTAACAATGAATATCATTGGGCACGTGATCATGGTGGACCGATAGCTGAGTCACTTGCTCGTGGAGAGCAGCCTGATCTTGCTACTGCTCGTAAGTACAACGCTCAACACGGAGTGCAGTTAGCGCAGAAGAAAGCTTTTGACGGACAGCTGGATACTGATAAGAAGAAGAGAGAGACTAATTACCATCAAGTAGAAGATGCTGCTATCAAGAGAGTCTTTGGTGCAAAGGGTCTTATGGATGGTGCAGCCATGGAGATCCAAGGAGTAGATCCTAAGGCTCTTGCTGAGGCTTCTATTAGATTTAGAACAGAAGCGGAGAAGGGTGTAGTTAGCCCTGAAGCAACTAAGGCGCTAGATCTAGCTCTTGTCAAGAATAAAGAAGATAGCTGGAAAGCATTCAATGCGGAACTAGACAAGGTTGGATATGACACAAATGGCAAGCCCTTTACGTTAAGAAGCGAGCTTTCTAACGAGGGGTATAAGCGTCTTGAAGAAAGATATAATCAAGATATTGAGAGACGCCACAAGGCCTATAAAGCAGGTGATGTAGCTTATATGTCTACTGAAGTTGACCTAGTTAAGTCTCGCGAGAATGGTGCAATTCTTAGATTGATTGACTCTGCTCCCTATATGGAGCGTCTTAATGCACATCGTAAATTAGGTGGAGATTCATTAACTAACTCCATGCTTTCTTTCAGTAGTCCTCTTCTCACTGAATCCCAGAGAACTATGGATAGATATATTATCCAAGGTATTGGTAATTCAAAAGAGAACGTAGCCATTACATTAAATACTGCCGAAGCTCATATGACAGCAGCAGGTTTTACTAAAGAACAGATAGCGGAGTCTAAAGGTAGAACTGTTAAAGGTATTACAGATGCTCTTGCTAGTGGTGGACTGACCAAGGAGCAAGCTGATGCTACTGCTAATTGGTTATTCTCAGGTGCTCCTGAAAATAAAGATTTTTATTCTAAAGCGGGAGGCGCACAAGATCAACTATTCAAACAGCTACTTCAGCCTGGTATTACTGAAGATATCTTTCGTAGAGGTAATGAAGTAATCAAGAAGAACTACACTAACTTCGTAGACATGGTTGTCAATAGACGCCTCGAAGGTGATCAGAATGCAACAGGTTTTAACCAGGTTGCACAGTTAGCTAATACTCCCTCTACTTGGGGTGTTAAGTACAATTCAGAGACTAAGACCTTTGATGCTGTTCAAGTACAAGCAAAGATTGATGAAGCTCAACGACAAACTCCTGCAAATAAATCTAATTATATTTTAGGCTCAGGTAAAGATAACTCAGATTCCATGGCCTTCAGGAATAGGGCTATGGCAGCTGCACGAGATCTTAATGTTACTATGAAGCACTATGTTCCTGTAGCAGATAAACTAGGTAGAGATTCTAATCTCTTTCCAATAAATGTTTCACTATCTCTTGGTCTTGTACAGGGACCTGATGGTATCTTTGTTGCTGCTCCTAAAACTAGGATACCTCAACCTGTAAGTAATGCTCCTCTTGCTCCTCTACAACTACTTCCAACTACTCAAGGAGCATCCCCTAAAGCGGGACTTGAGCCTCAAGGAGATGGAGAAGATGTAGCTGGAAAGAAGCAAGGAAGAATAGTACCTACCTTTGACACTACTGTAAACCCAGGGGATAGAACTAGAAGTTTTGCTCCTAATATTCCACCTGCATCTACTCCACAAAGTACTTTAACTGAAGGAGATCGTACAATTAATCCTACACTTGAGAGACTGAAGGCTCTCGGCAAAATGCCTACTGAGACCGAGGCTCAACGCAAGGCTCGCAATAAGGCGATGGATAATTTGCTAAAAAATCCTGAAGTACAGAATCGTATTGATCGAAAAAGAAATATTCCAGTATATAGGCCCAAAGAATAATGCCAATCACTCCAGACTTCGGTAGGTTTCAATTTCCTCAAGACGTAGATACAGAGGAAGTAGGTGCCGGCCCATGGACTAAGGATATGCAGCCTGGTTCCAGAACACCAGAGTATCTACCTGATGAGCAAGGTATTGCAGGTCCTCGAAAGGATGACCCACGTTCACCCTACTATCGGATGGAACGCGGCAATCCATATCCTCAAGGCTACTGGAATAGGGCAGAAATAGATCCAATGGATAGTCTCATCCATACTGTAAGTACTACTCTGCCAGGTGTACCTCCTCGTCCATATCCCATGGATGGTAGGTTCAAAGCTCTTAATCCTCCCATTCCAGGAAGCATTGATGAAATCGATATGTGGGATAGAGTTGGTGGATCACAAAGATTAGATGATATCCCCGATGCTTGGGAAAGATATCAAGATGACATGCGTATTCCTGGTGAAGATGGATTTCCTCATCCCGGCACTACGGTACAGCAACAGGATACTACTGAAGAATCCAAGACTCCTACATCTGGAAGAGATTCTTTAAAACTGAATGATCAAGAAGAAGCACTCTATCAAAGACATCTAAGTAATCTATATGGTAAGGGGGGAGTAGATAATGCTGATAAATCTAGATCATCTCTTAAGATCACTACAGCTGAGATCGATGGTAGATACTATGTAATTCCTACTGTTCGTGATGGTAAGATTCTAGATAGCCGTGAAGCTATTGCTGCAGCAATTGATGAAGGATTGGATAAGTTTCCAGCGTATGCTTCTCAAGAAGAGGCTGCTGCTCGCTATGATCAGATGCATCAGTTCATGGAGAAGGATACCCAAAAGTATCAGGAGAACACTGCAGATCTTGGCGGTAGCGTAGGTGCCTTAGGAGAAATGGAGAAACCTGAGACCAAGACTGATCCTATGCGTGGCACTGAGAGTGCGTCTTCTCTAGGTTTATTTCTTTCTCAAGACTCAGCTGGCGGAGTAGGCAAAGGTCTTGCTCCTCAACTACTTGAGGCCTTCGCTGAAGATGTATCTAGATTCACACAGACAGGGGATCCTAAGGCTGCCTTTAGAATAGCAACCATGGTTGCTGGCGGAGGCTTTGCTCGCGGAGCAGTCTCAGCAGAAGCTAAGGGTACTCTAGGGATGGCTGGAGGTAAGCCACCCACAGGTCCTATAAAAGGAGTTATAGAAGGCGGGGCAGAAAACACAGGGATAGTACGTATCCCAGATAAACTTAAGTATGATGTTGAGATAGCTACCAAGTCAGAAGACTTGCTACCTATCGGTACAGTTATGGATGAGCTTGATAAGCTTCTACCTAAACTCAATCCACTATCTCAAGATGCTAAGGATGCTGCTGCTCTATACAAGAGACTAGCAGATCGTGAAGAACATCTATATGGTATTGGTAAATCCTATGAAGTAAAAGAGATCCATCAGCTAATGGCTGATAGAGGTATCACGCCAGATACCCTCTTGTGGCATGCTATGGAAGCCCTACGTAATCGTATAGATGACGCTAGAGAGACACTAGTAGCTAATCCTAATATGACATATCAGCGTAAGTACTCTCTTAATAAAGAAATCAGAGACGCTCAGAAGAGACTAGACGATCATCTAACCTATGCTGAGAGAGATCTAGGTTACAAAGAAACCCTGCAGATCAATCCAACTAAATATGAAGAGACTGCGTTAAATGCAAGTTGGGATGAATTAGGTAAGAAGATTGGAGTATCTGCTAATGATGCTAGATTACAGGTATTCGAAGGTGGTAAAGAGATACATGATACTATTAAGGCAATCTTAAAAGATGCTAAAGATCAACTTGTTAAATCTTCAAGAGCTAATACCGATCATCCTGAGCTGATACGTCAGAAAACTGTATATTACGAAGCAATAAAAGAAGCAGAGTCTTGGTATAAGAGTATTGAACATATCGCAAGAACCACTAAAGAAATACCAGAAGCCGGTACCGCTATCATTATGGACATGCAGAAGCGAATTGATCGTGTTATGGAGAAAGCTTCTAATGCTAAGAAGCTCATAGATAACTGGCCCGCTCCAGAAGTACAACAACAACTACCTGGTATCAAGAGTCCTCCTGCCAACATGGCTCAGCAGCAATATAAGACTGGTGATACAATCTCGAAGGATCCTAATCAATTAGAACTTAACTTCCAGCATGGCCATCGTACTATTGAAGAGCGTGCACCTATCCACTACAGGGAAATGAGAGCAGCTATCCCTAAGCATCCTGAGACTGGTGAAAAGGATATGGGGCTCTTCAATAAGACTATTGAAGCAGTAGCAGGCTCACGTAAAGAATGGAAAGATCTATCTAAGGAAGAGAGACAGAAGATATACAATACTGTCATCACTCATGACTACAATCCAGGTAGGAAGGATCTCTCAGCAGCAAGAACACCAGAAGATCTTATTCATTTCAAAGAATCGAATAGACCGTCTTATCCCGGAAATGATTTGGAATCTGCTTTAAACTTTAATAGACATGCTGAAGAAGCTGTAGCAGCTAAACAGGCCGATATTGTTGCAGTAGAAAATGCTATGAAGAGTTTTCCTGAAGGATACATGGCTCATCCAGATTCTGTTAAAATATTAAAAGATCTGAAAGATGAACTTGGAAAGATGCAAGAACTACATCAAACATTTTATAAGCAATCTAAAAAGAGACATGGTAAAGATTTTACTGATGAGATAAAACGAAGATCTGAGGCAAGTGATCTAGGAGCAGCACGTACTCCTCCGGAGCTTATCCACTATCGCCAAGCCGGTGAACTACGTACCGGATCAGGTAGAGAGGGGGTTGGCGCGGTCTACTGGGATCAGATAAGAAGTAAGGCAAGTCCTGATTTACTATCCCAGTTAAAAGAGACTGCTGTACAAGCCCATGAAGCGGGTCAAGGTTACTCAACCATCCGTGACACGATCCTCAAGGAGCACAACATTAAAGCGAGTGACTCCACCGTACGTCAATGGGTTCTTGAGGGAAAGAAGAAGTAAAACTACGTAGTTGCTTCTGCGAAGCAAAAGAAAAGGGACCTTAACAGGTCCCTTCTTTCATTCTTACACAAGTACCATAAGGAAATTTATCATAAAGGATAAGGTCTCCAGTCAATATCATTTCTTCTATCTTTGCTTTACCTTCTCCTTCATGAAGTCCTTTAGTATCGTGAACAGTCTCTAAAGGAGTATCCCAGGCTTTACGTAGATTAAAGAATCTTTCTATCCATTCCGTCAAACTCAATGTCTTCGTCATCATAGATTTCCCTAACACTTAACTTCTTACGCACTCTCTTCAGCTCTATAGTCTTAGGACTGTAGAGTTTATTTGTTCGTAGCTCCTTGGCAATTAGATTACGCTTCCTTCGCATAGCACGCTTCTTTGACTTAGTTGGTAAATCGTCCATTATAGATAGGCCGTCTTTAATCTTCTAAGGATAATCTCATGATCTAATTTAGGTTCATATACTTGCCAATCATCCATTCCATATTTTCGAACAAGCATCCAGATACCTGTAGATTTCTTTTCAAATTTAACATCCATTACACATCCACGATCTTCCATTTATACCCATATTTATCACACCACTCACTGTTAGTTAGGTTAGATCTATGCACCTTGCGATTATGAGGGAACCACATCTCGATCTCTTTCTCAGGATGCTGCCTACGTACAGCTCTCATCTTAACCTGATCCTCATAGCGTAGGTAACCTTTAACTTCAATGTAGAGTAGTGTACCATCTTTATTAGGAATAACAAAGTCAGGTATATACTTCTTAGGTAGAAAGTATTCTAGCTTCTCTGTCTCGTATCTAGCTTTCCTTCCGAGAAGCTTTGCTATCTTCTGTTCTAGAGGGCTCTTGTACTTGCCCCATCTCTTGTGCTTTTTCGTATATCTTCTTTGCATATTCTAATTGTAGGTCTGCAAATCTTCGCAGCCAACTTGTATCCTTTCCTCTATATCGATATCTGCTCATCTGGTTTAGGTTCCTTCATGACCACTGTAAGCCACCGTGGGCCGTTGCTGTAAATAAACTTACGCAGTCCCTTGCCACCATTACTATCCTTATAACACTCGTTCTTAAACTGACAGTAACTACATTCCATAGGTATCTTCATGTTCCCGGATTTTCCGTCCGGTTGTGAATTATAAGCCCTAGGAGGTGACACGTCAAGCGCTAGCACAGTTCTTAGGCGTGCTATGAGCTTCTCCCAGGGCTTATTCTGTGCCTTATATACGTCTAGGTGGAGCTTTCCGAGTTCTTTGTCAACTGCAAGGAACGCCATTTCTCCTCTGACACGCAAAGCCGGGTCATCTTTACTACCAGCGAGGTAAGCGTCAAGCTGATCAAGGTACCCGAAAGGATCGTCATGATCAAGGCGATGATAAAGGAATTTATGCATGCCACGACTATTGGCAGACTTAACATCGACAAGAACACCGTCAATAATAGCATCTCTATGACCGGTGACACCATGAAGAACGATAGTACCTTGTCTCCCTGAGACTTCATGACCTGCTTGTTCAGCAAGGGAGAGGACAGTTTCTTCAAGAATGTCCCCATTGTTGAACTTAAGGAGTGTAGGCCCATCCAAAGGCTCTGCAGCCTCGGGCTTATTCTGTCTATACCATAATTTCCTAACACATTTCTCTCCTAGATTAGAGATACGAAGAGCATCACCACTCTCCTGTCCCCTGGTGAGACGATTAGATATCATATCCCCCAGTCTCTTTGCATCGAGACTGAACTTACCAGACTCTACAAGAGAATATATATCCTTAACGAGAGTAGTGATGCTTTTCATTTTATCTCAATCTTATGTTTAGGAGCAATCTCTTTTAGAAAAATATCAGCTGCTTTGTACACTATCTCTCTACTTTCAGCATTCTGTATTTCCCATTTCAAAGGATATTTATGCTCCCAATTATTAAGTTCAAAGAAAGCTTCTCCAAGTCTTTCTCTAAGAGAAGTCATTACCAAGGAATCCTAGGTTTACCAGCTGGTGCAGAAGTCTCTACAGGCTTGGCTTGTTTCTCGTACTTGATCAGATTGTCAACACACACAGCCTCAAGTCTCGTACCCTTACCTTTGCCAAAGGAGTTATTATAGTCATACACGGCTACCTTAACAGTAACTTTGCTACCGTTACCAATAAGCTCATGGCAAGGAGTACCATCAGGAAGGATAACCAGAGGCTTGCCAGCTGGAACCTGAACATTGTCTTTCCAGACTTTACCTGTGGGATCTCTTCGGAAGGTGTAGTATCCTTCACCATCCTTAGAAGGCCTACCCATACACCCAGCCTTATCATAAAGTGCAACAGCCGCCTCATCTAGCTTCACCTCAATTGCATACTTGTTATACTTATCATCAGCCTTGTCTAGCTTAGCCCAGCGACACTCGCCGGTGAATTCATACGTAGCTGTACCCATTAGATAACTACCTCTTCCTTCTGCTTCGCAGAAGCTCCTGCGGAGCTATTAGCCTCACTTGGAAACATCTCATCGTACTTAGTATCAGTCAGCTTATCGAACTCTGCTTCTGTGAAGCCTACCTTATCACGTAGTACCTCAATAGCAGCATTCAGAACACTAATACTATACAGCAACTGACGAGTATTAGGTCCACGTGCACGCTTAGTCTTTTCCATTTTTCTTACCTTTCTTCAATAGAAAATCATAACTTATCTTAATCAACCTATATGTATACAAGGCTGCTAAGCAACTAATGAAGGTTTCAATCATTAGTGTAGGTTGGTTGAAGTCGGTGGAGCTGTTCCACCACCAGTATCTTCAAAGGTCATGTCTTGTTTAGCCATGTCCTTCTCTAGAGCTATATCATGTATCTCTAGATCCTTTGCACCCGGTACCATCTTAGCCGCGATCTCTAGGGCGTGCTCTTTGTCTTTGGCCCAGACTCTGATTGGTCCTGCTCGGGGTTCCCAGAACGAGATCTGGAGTATATAGGGCTCACGCTTATCCTTGTCGGACTCTTCTTTCGTTTCATCCATCTCTTATTATCCTCTAAGTAATTGGGACCGATACGCCACTTATGATCTAGCGCACCCTCTGGATTAGTCTCTTCAAATCTATTAACGATAGGAGTCAAGTGTCGGGTACTGGGCTGTATTATCATAATAATCTGCTCCACTAGTGGACGCTGAGCCAGTCTTTTCCAACCTTGTATTCTCCTGCAAGTGGACATCTAAGTAAAAGTAATTCGCCGACTCGTCTGATGGACTCAGCTTGACAGCGTCCAACCACTTCTGCAAGGCTTCGATCACCTCTGACTTCTGTGACGAATTCATCGTGAACGAGATTGACTTGTTTGAATGCGATTTGCTGTGCATTTAATTTCTTTCTCCATAATAGATTTGCCATCTTCATTACTATAGCTTCTCCAGATTGAAGCATGCCGGCAAACATACCATGCTCCTCTCCATAATATACTTTCCTACCATCTAGCCCTGGGAACCATCCTTGTCTAGCATACCCAGGAATAAGTTCCTGGCTGAGGCGTCTAAGCCCTGGATATGTATCTCTATAGAGCTTAAGGGCGGCGACAGCATCTCGCATACTGCAACCAAAGATCTCACTAACTTTAGCCGCTCCGGCTCCGTTAAAGAAACTAAATATGAATGTCTTATGGTTATCTCTATCGCAGCCAAGGTGTCTGAATATATTAGACCCGAGGGTATGTACGTCTGTTCCAAGTTTCTTGTCTCCACTTACAACTGCCTTTGTGAATACTGGATCATTGATGTAATGGGCGAAGAGCCTAACATGTGCAGCCTCCTTATCAGTACCTACCAACCAACAATCTTCATCAGCAATCCAGAAGCTACGCATCCTACCCCCGAGATCAGTAGCCAGTCGCTTAAGGTACTCACCTTTATACTTGATGGACTTTTTTGTTGATACATTGCCCATGTTTGGAGCTTGATGTGACATTCTTCCAGGCCAGGTACCAATACTATTAAACTTGCCGTGTATTCTCCCTGTATCTTCACGGTAGGAGGCTGCCCATTCCTTTAGGGTACGCACCCTATTTGCTACCAACAGCCTTTCCACCAGTAATCTAGCGCCCTGTGGTGCGTCCCCTGGGAGGGTAGCTAGGTTTTCCTCATTTACCTTCCAGCTATCTCCGCCTTTCGTGGGCACCGTAGGTTTCCAGCCTGCACTATCAAGTCTAGATACGAGCTGTTTAGGGCTTCCAGGGTTGAAATCCTGTTGTTCGACAAGGACAAATGTACACCCAGGATGAAGCTTAGAAAAGTCAGTCCAATCACGAGGAAGGTTGCTGCGCGAGAGCGTGCCGTGCTTAGTAAGCTTAGGTGTGATCTCTCTGATTGGGACAATTTTAGGCGGGAATGCTTTTTGGATTTCTTTATCCAGCACTTCAAGTCTGGATCGTAACTCCAATGATAACTTATCTGCTTGTTTTTTATCATACTTAAATCCATTCAGATGCATATCTAAACAAACCCAGGCAAACTTAAGTTCTGTCTCTACTGCCTGGTGATACTCTGGTGCGTCTAGGAACTCTGCTAGGTAGTTGTAGAGGAGTTCATTTATCTCTACATCTCTGATGCAATACTCCAGCATCTGAGTAGTGTATACTTGGAAGTCTGGGGATGGGTACTTAGGGAGGTCGAAGCGAGTACCCCACGCTTCTAATGAGTGTCCTTCACCATCTGAGATCCTGTAATTCAGGAGATGGGACAGGACTAATGTATCTATTACTTTGGTAGGATCAATGCTTCCCGGACAAAATCGTTCAAGTACAAGGTAGTCATAGTGAATAAAGTTGTGGCCAATAAAAGAATCAGCATCGGCAGCCAGGGTTCTAAATTCATCCAGCTGGTTTTCTTCATAGACATATATAACTCCAGTATCTATATCCTTGGCTACTATACACCAGACATGCTTAATCTTATCTATGTCTAGTGCATCAGTCTCAACATCTATAACCAATCTCATTAATTACTTATACCACTAAGAAAGACGCCAGTCAATAGGTTCTACATTTATTTTCTTTAATTCTTCGTTTGCTTTCGTGAATATCTTCGACCCGTAGAAGTACTTAGAAGATAGGGATGAGGGATGAGCGGCTTCAACAACCGGACATGGATCACATGCTGCTTGGTACTCCTGCGCTTTCTTACCCAGAAGGATAAAGACCACCTTGCCCGTAGCAGCAAGCTTCTTACAGATTTCATACGTCAACATCTCCCAGCCAATACCCTTGTGAGATAGTGTCTTACCTTCTTCAACCGTGAGGATAGTGTTGAGGAGGAGGACTCCCCTTTCAGCCCAGACTCGTAGGTCTCCGTTACGTGGTTCAGGGTAGCCGAGATCAGTTTGATACTCCTTGAATAGATTACGGAGACTACCCGGTATGGACTTATTGTGCGGGAGTACAGAGAACGCGAGGCCATGTGCCATGCCTTTCGTATGATACGGATCTTGTCCTAGCAAGACTACTTTAACCTTGTCGAAAGGGGTCAACTCAAGAGCCTTGTACCAGTCTTCTTTTCTAGGTAGATAGTTAGTATCTGTCTTAAGAAATGATTCTACTAGAGATTGTCTATGCTTCCAGAACTTAAGATGCTTCCAGCTATCTATCATAGGGATATCTTTTACAAGTGCAAGACTGATACTCTTTATGTGTCTTATCAATCCAAAGACCATCCCAATCAGGACAATAGTGTCCGTCCAACATAGGATTAACGTTTAAATTGCCCTGGAGGGGTGCTGGAGGGCTTTCCAAGGGGACCCCTAGGGGGTAGTACCAGGAATTGTCCTTAGCCTCTGGCGGTGCCTCTGAGGCCCTTATAGGGCAATCATGACAAAGACCGTCATTTAATCTATCCTTCATACAATGAGGCTCAGAGCACTTGTTCACTGACATCAGGTGTCCCCTCTATCTCTGTGATACGGAAGGTTTTAGGGTCAAAGCTAAGTGAGCCAGCCGGTCCAGTAATACTTGCAAATCTATTACCACGGCACGTAAGGCGCGTAGTGTTTCTTGCTCCGGTATCTGCGGACTCGATGTCCCTATCAAGATGGATGAGCAGATCCGCAACTTTACCGATATTTCTGCTGCCTCTTGTTTGACCCTGGTCATTGACGTGGGAGACGAGGAACATGCAGAAGTCAAGCTCTCTGGTGAGCATGGCAAGTCTTGTTGAGATGTAGTCAAGCCGCTTCCTTTCGTCCTCTTCCTCGAAGCCAGTGACAAGCATAGTGATGTGGTCAAGGAATACAAACTTACAATGGGCCACCTTCACCATGTATCTTATGGCATCAAGAATATTGCGAGGGTCGTCACTCCCAAAGTGAGTATAGAAATGCACACGACCATCACGTTTAGTAAGAGATTTGTACGCCAAGATTTGTTCATCGGCTGAAGTGCCGTTATCAGGCAGGTGAGCTGGAACACCAAGCTCGTAACCAATAAGGCCTTGAACACTTCTACGTTCCTTCTCTTCTAGGTGGATAATGCCAATGTTTTCATCAGTGCATTTGAGTAGATGGTACTCAATAGCACGTAGTACTTCTGTCTTCCCAACTTTTTCCAAAGCGGTAAAGAGCACCAGTTCCCCGGTCCGTATGCCATAGGACATAGACTCGAGTGTTTGAAAAGGGTATGACGCAATGGAGTGCTTATCCTCACTGCGGAGTATACCTTCAATCGCTTCATAGGATGATACTATCCCCTTCGGCTCATATCTCTTAGCATTATACCAAATTCTTTTGAGAGCCTCTGCCCCGTCTGCTTGAAGAAGCTCGTTAGCATCTTTGTACTTGTCGATCTTGACGTGGTAGACCTTGTTGACATCGAAGAGGGCTGCCACGTCTCTAGCGGCTTCCATCCCTGCTCTGTCATTGTCAAAGCATAGGTATATTGCTTCGAAAGAGTTGAGATAGTGATAAGCCTTTTCACATTCACTCCGGGCCGAAGGAGCACTTCTAACCGAGACGGCGGGGTATCTCCGCCCCAAGGCTTCGTAGACGGACATAGCATCGAAGGCTCCTTCGGTTATGGTGATAGCTCTAGAACTACCAGAGTTAAAAGACTCTTGACCAAATAGTAGAACGTTGCTTCCGTCACCAACAGTGCGAAAAGAACGATCACTGTATCCACGAAGAGTCGTATAAGATCCATAGGGAAGTCCTATCTCCTGTGGTTTACCGGCTCCATCTACCTTGGTTAGCACCTTGTAGTGCTCCATGGTATACCTGGAAATACCTCTATGCTCTAAGTATTGATAACTTTCATTAGCCATTAAAGAATCTCTGTTGTTACTATATAAAGAAAGATCATATGTAGAAGTTCCTAATGTAGTAGTTGCTAACCCTTCTATATCTATACTATATAAAGAAAGACTATATGTATCTATATAAAGAGAGCACGCGAAGCAATACGCATGCCCGTCAGAATAGATAGCTAAGTTATCCCTACCCCTGTCCAGACACTTGGGGCACTGTATCTTCTTCAGACACTTGGTCTTTATCGTAGCCCTTATAGGGGCCTCCATAGATGCATGTAGCATTACCAATATACTTCCAACATTGCTTACAGACAGAGCACTTAGTTCTAATCATAATTCTTTGTTCGTGCTTGTCGTACTTAGTCTCTAGTCCCTTAGGAACCTGCACTTGGCTCATTGATTGCTCCTGTCTTCTCTACAAATCCAGTAATACCTGGAGGAAGAGCACCACTATATAAATCAATATGCCATTTACCATCACTATCTTCATCATCTGAGAGGCTGAAGCGTAGTTCTCCACCAGCTTTTAGTGGAAAGCATATCTGACTAGAACAGATACCCTCGTATCTATATCCACCAGGTATTTTACCTGCTTCTTTTATCAAATAATCCATGTCTCACAGTACTCCCGCTAGCTCAAAAAGTCAAGCTGATTCCGTACTTCTCTTGTATCATTTTCTTAAGACCATCAGCATATCCTTGAACGGTCAATGTACCTCCTATTGATGGAGCAGTATTAGTCTCCAGCACCCAGGCCTTAGTTCCGTCCCAAAGAACATCTACTCCAGCGAAGTCTAGACCTACTGCTTTTGTCGCCTTAAGAGCTTGATCGACTACGTCGTTATGATAGATTGTAACGTTCTTAAAGTCTCCTACAACAGTAGGATCTCCGACACTAGTTATCTTCCGTCGTACATTAACAGCCTTACCGTCTACGACGTGGACCCTGTACTCCTTCGTAAAGGGTACATATTGGGTATAAAGGGGGCTATGCCCTAGGAGTGTCAAATTGGCACCGCCAGCGGCTCCCGTGAGCCAGGCTACCATGGTACTCCAAAACCCAGGATCGGTCTGTACGGTCAAATTTGGGGCCGTAGCTTCGATTATACGGATACCACTGCCCTCCGACCCTGTAGCGGTGTCTCTACAGACCACTTTATGACCAATACCTAGCCACTTAAGGGCCTCTAGGCGGTTAGTGGTGTAGGGAACATGCCTGCACTTACCATCCATAGCCTGGAAGGCTGCTATCTTGTTAACAGAAATCCT